CAGTAATCTTATTCCCAGATACACCGCCAAAAATAGACCCCGAAACAAGTCCGTTAAAAATGTAAGAACCCGTGTCAACATAGTTTTCTGTATCGTCAATATTTGATGCAAGTTGTGTAAAGTCGTCGCCGATTTCTTTTACAATTTCTTTTAGAAAATCATTCATATTACAAATCCAAATTCTTCACGAGCAATTTTTTTGTAAGGACCACCAGGATTAGCATCACGGATCTCTTTGATGGTATTCAGTTTTTGATAAAGTATTTTGTCATCACTCAGTTTCAATGCACTGATAATACTAGCAAGTTCTTCATCATTAATAGGCAGGTCCATTATGCAAAAAAGGAATCAAGGTTTACAGTTTTTTCCACTTCCCAACCAATCGAGTCGAGAATAGACTTGAGAGGTTCGAGGAAGGATTTCTCAAATTGTAGGTCATAATCAACGTATTTGTCAAGGTTCAACTCTTTCGGAAACTCCTGTATGAACGAAATAACATTCTCGTGTATAGTATTTGGTTTCTTCAAATAGCAGAACTTAATCTTCTCCCCATTCTGAATACGAGAGTATTTATTATTCAACTTATTCTGTTTAATATAGTGATTGAAGAGAAGTGCTCCACGAACGTGAATGGGTGTTCCTTTGGTATAGATATCAGAGGATGACTTATATTTATCTACATTAGAGACAGATCGTGGGAATGATATTTGTTCTGGTGGAAGAGACTTGAATGTGCTTCTAGCATTATCAATAAAGTCAATCACTTCGTCTTCAGTACCACTCATCATCAACTTAAGAGCATCCTTAATCATCTTACGACATGGTGCTGGTGTTGATGACTTTACAGCCTCAATTCCCATCATCTTCAGTTTGGGTTCTTCATAACGAACACCCTCACTATCCCATACATTTAGAATGTATCGTTTCTTAGCAGTCCAAATACCGCGATCAGCGATATTCTCCCGCTTCATTTGCATCTTTTGGTCATATGCCGATACATACGACGCAAGTTCCTCATAACACTTGTCGATGTACGGTTCCAACTTGTCGCGGCAGACCATATCAAGTAGCCCCACAACTTTTGCTTTGTCGCCAGACCTATTAGCAAAAAATTTATCAACAAGAGGTCCAAGATTAAGATATATCGAATCAGTATCTGATGCGATAACATAATCGGTTTCTTTTGTTTGTAACAATTTATTTAGGTAATCATTCATCTTATTCTCAATCCAACGAATACTTACCTGACCAGAGAGAGTAATTGCTTCGGCGTTTGCTAGTTTGTAATACCTGAAGTATTGATTACCAATAGCACCATAAGCAGAGTTAAGAGAAATCTTCTTCGCCATTTGAATGTTGTTGCATCGAGAGATCTCTTTTTTAAGTGCTTCAGTAGGCGTCTTCTCATACTGCTGCTTTGCTTTAAGCATTCTCTTCTTGAAGATAACACGTTCTCCATACATTTTCTCCATCAACTCTGGCAAAAATCCACGAACATCCTTCCGGTACATGGCCCCGTTAGCACATACCGCATAGTCCTTGTACATCTCAAAGTTTAGTTTCTCCTCAAGTATTCGATCAACTGTCGCACTTGGATGTCTCTCGTCACAGAGCGTCTCTGGGGAGATATTATATTGCATAATAAGATGAGGGTACAAACTATTAAGGTCAAAGCTGACCACCCAATCATACTTTCCTGGAATCGGTTCCTTGACATACGCCCCCGCGTACTTTTCGTTCTTTGATGCTCTATTCTTAGGGGGTATAACAATGTCACTTTTTTTCAGGTAGTTGTAGATAATATTGTCCCACATTCTAACCTGATAGAAAACATCAATGTAATTAACCTTTGCATCATATGCCATCGTGAGGGCGAGTTCGATAAGTTTCATCTTATCTTCCAACCTATCGACGAGTTCCACATCGACAATGTTGTACTCAATAAACTTTTGCCACCCGTTTGTATAAAAATCCTTAAAAGTATCAAACTCAGAGTGATCTAGTTTCTTCTGCCCAAGTTCAACCTCTGCAATATAATCAAGGCGATAAGACTCTTGAGCTTTATAAGTAAATTTCTTATAGAGGTCGAGATAGTCTAACTGAGCAATACCACCAACATCAAACGTGGTATGCTTACGCCCCTGTATATAAGTCTCACCTTCAGATACAAGTCCCCAAGGAGAGAATCTCTTCATTAACTTTTCACCCAAGACTCGCTCCAGTCTTTTACAGATGTATGGAATATCATACAGCTGTATATTCCATCCAGTCACAACATCTGGAACATCAATCATCCACTCGTTAATGAATGAATTAAGAAGTTCATGTTCTGATGGGCAATGGTGATATGTCACGTTCTCCTGACTATTTATAAATTTCTTCTGTCCCCATGTGACGATATCTTTTGTGGCATAGTTTTGAATTGTAATCGCAAGAATTTCTTCAGAGCAAGATTCTACATCAGGGAATCCCTCTTCAGAGGCAACCTCAATATCAATTGTTACAAGTTTGATTTGTTTTGTATCAAACTTGATTTCATCTTCTGGATAGTTTTTAGAGATGTACTGATAGATATATCGATCATTGCCGTAGATCTCAAATCCATCTACTTCATCATACTTCTTATAAAAGTCTCTACAATCTCTGACTGTCCCTGGTTGAATTGGACTTACAGATTCCCCAGATAGAGTTTTATACTTCGATTCTTTATTTGTCTTTATGAACAGAGTAGGGCGAAAGTCATCACGAATTTCAAATCTCTTGCCGTTTTCAACACCACGAACAAGAAACTGATTCCCAATCATCTGAACATTTGTATAGAACTTCAACAGTAATCTCCAAAGCAAGTGTATTTTATCAGATTAGACCAACTTTGTCACTCATCATCATCTACAAAAAAGTTACCAAATAATCCACTGTCTCCTGGTTTTCGATTCTCTACCTTATCCATAATAGAATCCATAGTCTGAAGTGTATCAATCTTATTGATAAGTTCTGCAATCACGCCACAAACCATCGGACGTTCTTGTCGGGCTGCGAAGGCAAGTGCATTACGTAAATTTGATTCTGCTTCTTTGAGAGAATCTTCAACTGATTTTGAGAGTGCCATAATTACTTTATTTTTTCTTGGTATTTTTCTAAGAGGGTTTCTGTTGGTTCTGTAAGGGTTAAAATCTTATCGGAACTAATCATGAATACAGTTTCTTTTGTGAACTTTTTCATCCAAGGCATCAATGTTGCAACATTTTCTTGGATTGTAATTTTTTGATCTGAAGTCATGATGACATATGGATTAATTAACTTGCAGTCAGGTTCTCCAACATCTGCACCAACTTCTTCAATCTCACTGAGCAAAACTGTATAATTCGTTAAGAGTATTATTTTGATTACTTTCATAGTTTACAACGTCTTCGATATACATTTGTTTAAGTTGTTCCGTTGGTTCTACGATTGTAATTACCCAATCAGTAGGAACGGGAATTGTTTTTTCTTGAGTTAGAGGAATCCAAGGAAAAAGAGAAACCTCGAAACCAGATTTTTTATTGTGACCATCCTCAGTCAGCAAGGTTGGTTTTACCATCTTAACAACACAAGGTTTGTTCAGATAATAACCAATTAGTCTTGCATTTTCTTCTTCTCCAAGAGACATCTCACCAACATCAGCAATAATGTCTTCGCCCGATTTCAAGAGTACAAGTTTAATTGTCATAATGCTATTAGTTATGTGATTATTATATCAAGAAAAAAGAGGGGCGTCAATACCTTCTACGATTTTCCCACCTCTTCTTAGCAGCGATTCTCATTTTTTCTCTAGTCTCTTCGCTGCGTCTAATACCCTTTAGAGACTTACTCAACTTATCTTTAGTCTCTTGCTTAAGTGGCCTTCCCTTCCATAAATTAGATAGTTTTTGCTTCTCATCTTCATTCATACGTGCTTTTGATGCAGCACCTATTTTTCTTTTAGTTTCTTCTGAATGTCTCCTTTGTCTCATTTTAGACTTAGTTTCTTCGGAGTGCGATATAAAAGTAGGCGGTTGTTTCCCACCTTTAGTCATATTTTCCAATATACCAGTTCCTTGATTTTTTCTACCTAATACTTCTATCATATAAACTTCGTGCCTAAACGATTCTTCTTCAGTAAGGTTGTCTTTTAGTATTAATATTCTATCTCGGGGTGGAAGCGAAACGGAATGATTAAGATCATAAGCCCTACCCCCACTCCCCTTACCAATATAATAAGGTCTCTCTTCCTCATTCAAATAACAATAAGTATAATACATTTTTAACACCCTACTTATTATTTATTTATAAAAAAGAGAGGCGTTACTGGATTTTGCCAGTTGCCCCTCTGCGACGACGATATTTAAAAGGGTAGCCGCTATTATTTAGAACCAGTCTTTTCTTTGATGATGATCTGGGACGATTCTGCCAAGAACAATCGTCAGCAACCCATCCTCAAATTCAACTGATCTAACTTCCGTATCCTCTGCCAGTGTCCAAGTTCTGGTGAAAGATCGTTGAGCCACTCCTCTATGGATGTACTCGTTTCC